GCCGTCCAATACATTAATCTCACCTGAGTCAGCAGTAACAAGTACCCCACCCAATTTAAGACCGTTACTGCCATCGTGAGAAGCAATATCGAAGTCGTTAGTACCGTCTGCAATAGTAGCATCACCACTAACTGTAAGACCCGTTAAAGTACCTACTGTAGTAATATTGCCCTGTGAAGCGGTCTGAATAGAACCTGTAAAGTTAGTAGCAGTTACATCACCAGTACCTAAGTTAATATCTTTATTAGAATCAACTACAAGTGCTCTAGAAGCGGTTGCTGCACCAGCAGTAACACCTAATTCAGCGGCTTGAACTTTATCAGATCCAATAGAAGTAACTCCCGCAGAAGTCATTGTAATGTCGCCAGACATTGCTATTGACTCCCAGTCTACTCCGTCAGCAACCATCATATTTCCAGAAGTTGCTGTGTCAGTATTAACGTTGTCTAATTCTGCTAAAGAGTTAGAACCTAAGTACTTAGCTGCAATCTTCTTGTAAGAAGATGCAGAGTTATCATAAATTAGTACATAGTCGTTGTCGCCATCAGGGTTTGCAGCTAAAGCTGTTTGTCCTGTGATAACATCAGTGTTAACCATAGCTTTCTGTACTGCATCAGTACCAATAGTAGCTGTAAGTGTAGCATCTGTTAAGTTTGTTAATGTTGCTGAACCTGATAAGTCTCCGCCTAAAGTGATCGTTGGATCAGCAGTAAGTGCGAAATCTAAAGTATTGTCAGCATCTTGGTAAGTTACCGCAATACCTGTTTCAGTATTGCCAGTTACCATTGCCCCAACTGCATCTGCGATTCCTTCAGAACCACCAATTACAGTCACATTAGAACCACTTGTACCAATAAATAAATTATTGGAATTTTCCGAATAGGCTAATTCGCCCTCAGCTAGACTACCCGGTGTTGCGCTGGTAGTACTGCGTTTAATTTTAATTACGTTTGCCATTTAAAAATACCCTCCATTAAGAGTAACATCAGAATACTCTGCAGTACCTGAACTTTCCGATAGTTGAGCTGCTATAGTTATTTCTTCCCACGTAGTGTTCCGATATACCATTAGCTTATTATCAGCTGTGTTATACCACAGATCACCTTCCTGAAGATTCTCATCGTCAGATGCAGGTGCTGCGGCTTGTACGAACTGTTGGTCCGCGATTTGATGCAGAGCATCTTGAATATTCGTAGCAGTAATAGAACCTACAGGGGAAAAAGAAATATCTCCTGCGTCTCCCACTGCTACCGAATTGGTTGTTATAACTACTTGATCGGTAGTTACAGTTATTTCGTTGCCTGTAGTCTCGGTTACAGTAACTATGACACTCATAGTTATAGTCCTGGACTAATTGTTGCTCTTCCTTCCATTAAGCGAGTTACAGTACCGCCACCAGAAGTCATATCTACGTCGTATATGTATTCTATAGCAGCATCTAAAGCGCCTGTTTGTGCAGGACTAAGAGATATCTTAATAGCACCTGTAGCGCTATTAACAACAGAGACTGTCATACTCACAGGTGTATCGTCGTAGTATGACTTAGCCATTTTAGCATCAAAACTGTACCCTGAAATATTTAAATCTGTACCTGCAGAGGAGTCGATAGCCATTTGTAGCTCCCATGAAGAGCCTTGCTCAATACTTAAATTATAGATACCTGCTGACATAATTAAAATCCTTAATAAAATCTCACCACTTTTGGCTATTTACCATAAAGGGATTTATACTTGTTAAAAGGTGTACACTAAATTATTTTAATGACCTTTTCTTATATGTTATTATATCAAATTCCATCAAAAAAGTCAAGACATAAATTTTTTATGCACCTTGTAACTCTTTTATCTGTATTGCTTGTTTTTCTACCATATCTTTTAGCTCTTTTATAGCTTCGATGTATAATGAATGCAAAGCATCATATTCTACTGTTTTGTAAAGGGTGTCTTCCTCTCCTGTTTGTAAAGGTAACTTCTTCTCTCTGATTGCTTGAGGTAGTACTTTTTCTACTTCTTGTGCGATTACTCCTGCAGATCTTTGACCATTATTCTTACGTGTAAACTCCACTCCGTTAAGTTGTGAAACTTTAGTTAGTGCATCTGTTACTGGGGTAATACCTGTTTTTAAACGTTCATCAGAGATAGTAGTTGAATATGCGACAACATCGCCATCAGCGTGAAAGTCGCCATCTGCTTCCATACGGAATTTGTTATTTCCGTTTATATAGAAATCTGTCTTAGTATTATTAGTCCAGCTAATATAGTCGGTGCTGTCTAACCCTACTGAAGGTGTAGTAGTAGAGGTAGTTACTGCTAAAGTTCCTCCTACTGTCGCATTCGAGGTTACGGCTAATCCAGTACCCGACGACTTTAGGCAGTTAATAACATCAGTACTGTTAGTAGTGCCCCCAACATGTAGGTTATTCTGAGTAGATATTCCTCCTGTGACTTTAAGAGCACCAGTCGTACTACTAGTAGCCGCCGTTGCGTTAGTTAGAGCTAGTGCGGCTGAAGTATCTATACCTACTGCAGAGAACGAAGATCCACTATACACCTTTAGAGTAGTATTTGCAGTATCGTAAAAAAGCTGCCCAGCTACTAAAGAAGTAGTAGGTGCCGTTGCAGCACTATTACTACTTTTAATGGCAGTTAGTGCGTTATTTAAATCCGAGCGTGTTGCTGGAAATGATTGATTTGCTATGCTATAGTCGTGTGTTGCCATAATTTTAGTATCCTGAACTTATCCAATTGAATGTTTTTTGTGTAGCAGTTGAGCTACTGTTATAAAATGTTACTGTAAACCCTGAAGCAGTACTACTACTTATAGTCCAGTAATCCCCGGTATTTGAATCTTGAAGAGTTATACCTACCGTAGGTACAGTCTTATAAGGAGTAGTATATGAAACAACTTCCGTACCATTATTAGTACCAGAACTAGTAGTTACTCCTGAATTTCTTTTTATCTGATCTGGCATATCTACCGTTACAGTTAGTGCATCTAGCTGCACATTATGTGAAGTATTAGAACTAGTTAATTTAGTTCTAAACTCCACCCCTCTTGCGTAGTAATCTCCTATGTAGAAAGGTATCCACGAACCCCAAGTAGGTGAAGAAGCAGGGTCATCTTCAGTAATGCGTATCTCCAATACAGCATTTGTATCAGAAATATCAGTACCATCAAATAGTCCTGATTTACTATCAAAGTTCCCTGTAGCTACATCAAATAAATCTAGCACAGATACGCCAGTACTAGATAGTGACCCCGTAATTCGACTAGTATATATAGCTCCTAAGTCTATAGCTTGGTCTGTAAAATAGTAGTAACCTAAAGCAGGTATATTCCCCTCTATCTTATAATTAGCCTGGTCTGTTTGACCAAATATATTATCCGCTAAAATTAAATCATTATATGAATTGATAGAACTAACAGTAGTTACTACGGCAGTATCTAAGTTTCTTATTAACCTATTATCGTGAGTACCGGCTACAAAAGTAGCTCCTGTATCCCTCATCATATTATTAGGCACCTCTATTCGGTACCCTTCGCCATCTTGATTATCAAAAATACCAGAAGATAGTATTAGCTCTGTACCATCTACTCTAGAGGATATAGTTGCTGTTGTATTATCTGTAGTATTTCTAACTATTTTACCTATGTATTCATCTGTAAAACTTGCAGAAGGGTCGTACAGTCTATCGTACCCAGGCTCTACTTCATAAGTATTAGTATCTTTATCATCAAATATACCGGAAGCCAGCGTAAGCTCTGTACCACTTATATACGTGGATACTGTAGTAGTAGTAGCATCGTTGGTGTTACGGACTGTTCTTCCTACCAGAGCAGACGTAAAGCTTGCTCCAGTATCCCTAAGTCGGCTGAGCTCGTTATTAACCGTATAACTATCCCCTTCTTTATTATCAAATATACCGGAAGCTAGAGTCACCTCATTAGTACTAGTATAAGAACTAATTGTAGTTTCAGTACTCCTGGTGGAGTTCTTAACTACGTTGCCTACCATACCAGAAGTAAAACTCCCTGTATTATCATATAGCTTACTACTGCCTGCTTCAATATCATAGGAATGTGTGTCTTTATTATCAAATATACCGGAAGATAGTACTAATTCAGTGGAGCTAGTAAAACTAGATACGGTTGCAGTAGTAGAATCATTAACATTTCGTACAGTTCTACCCACTAGCGCGGAAGTAAAGCTTGCGCCGGTGTCCCTAAGAACATTAGGCCCTGCCTCTAGCTCCCAGGTGTCCCCGTGATCATTCTGAAATAAACTAGTAGAAAGGGTGACTAAGTTAGAGCTGTCCACTGTGGATATTGTGGCTGTTCCTCCATCTGTAATATTTCGTACGGTCCTTCCTACGTCTGCAGATACAAATGTAGCCGAAACGTCCCTAAGTTGTGTATTTTTTGTCTCGAGTCTATATGCATCTCCCGAATACCCATCAAATAAGTCAGAACTTAAGGTAATTCTTGTTCCACTATCTACAGAAGAGACCGTTGCTGTCGTATTGTCTGTAGTATTGCGTATAAGGTTATTCAACCAACTAGAGTCAAAAGATGCGTTGTCATCCTCTAACTTATTAGTTGTGTGCAAAATATCGTCAAAGCTCCCGCTTCTGGAATCAAAGTTACCAGTGGCAGAGTCCATAAAGTTAACTGCTTGATATTCTGTACTACCAGCATTTAGTATAGCGTTATGAGTGCCCGTAGATCTAGCATCATCATGTGTACCTGTTCCGAAACTATCGTGCGTACCTGAAGTAATATACTCATCATGTGTACCCGAGGATACTACATCATCTTCGTGAGTCCCTGTAGTATAATAAGCATCGTGTGTGCCCGTACTTAAGCTAGCAGAGGATAGTTCAATAGTATTATCACTAGAGTCGTAGAATATATTAGAATTTCTAGAATCATTAACTCCTTTGTCCGCAGTATTAGACCCAAATAACGTATGTTGGTTAGATGTGTGTACTACATTAAGAGCTAAAATATCCGCAACATTGGATGTTATAAAGCCTGCATTAGCTGACTCGTTACCAGAAGAGTCTAAGGCTTTTATTAAATATGATCCCGATAATAAAGGTGCTAAATAGTTATCCGTATTACCAGGCACAGTTTTAGTAACATCCGTAGACCCTGCCCAAGTAACCCCCGTAGTTTTACTAGTATGGCGAATCCAATATGACCCCCCTATAATTACATCTAAGTCTGCAACAGTAGTCCAAGATAGATATGCTTTATCCCCTTGTGCAACCATATTAAAATTAGTTACGTCTCCAGGGGCACTTGTTTTACCGTATATCTCAGCCTCTACACTGGCATAGGGTGAATATATCATTAGAAAATTCTCCTTGTTTTAACTCTAAATTCTAAAGTTCCTGCAGGTGCATCATCAATAGTGATGCTCTGCGCAGAGGTCTCCCCCATTGAAGTCCAGTTTGTAATAGCAGGAGCCTTTCTTCTCCACTCTACGTAATAAGACGCAATGTACGGGTAAGTAGTTGCTGTACCGGCCGTGTTTGGAGCATCCCAGCTAAAGGTGGCCCTGTTCTTAACATTCCCCATTGAATCAATATACAATTCTTCACTAATACTCATATTAGTAGGTGCAGGTATTGGGTCACTTGGGTTAGGTAAACTACTAGTAGATTTAGAAGAGAACGCTATATTTTCTTCAATATACCCATACTTGGCCTCGTGGTACTTAAGTGCGGACACTTCCACTATATTAGAGCCAGACTCCCTAGTCATTAATACTCTAAAGTCTTGTGCCTCTACTGTACCTATCTCTTCTAAAATCCACATATAATTAGTAGTAGGAGTATTAGCAAATGCGGAGGTTACCGTTATCTCTGTAATGCTTTCAGTAGTACCAATAGTAACTACGTCTTTTGTCTCTACCCATACATAAGGTTTCCACTCATTATCTATGTGGGCGTTTAAACAGGTCTCTTGCGTTGTTTCGGCTTGCTTAACTCCAGACTGTACACACGCTTCTTCAGTATTAATTAAAGATAGTTTGTATGTTTTACCCGCGGTTACTGAAGTAGCTGCATCTAATTTAATAGTAGTAGTTGTACTACCTGAGGCTATTCTGCCCCCATAACGTACCCCTGCTTTGTGCGAGTCCGCTATTTTAATAATATCTCCAGGTCTAATTGCAGCACCTTCCATACCCGTGGAGAAAGTCACTGTTTCAGTTTCATACCTTTCCGTATACAGAATCCACTTTCCTACTCTACGTGCCTGCCCTTGAGATGTACAGCCTATCGCACTTACATCTGTCGAAAATATCTGGTTATTAGCATTTACAATTCCTTGTGCATCTTCAACGTACTCAACGTTCTGCCTATAAAAGTCTTCTGGGTTGTTCCAAGTAACGTGTGCTACATTGTGTCGCTGTTTTCTGGAAGTACCTTCGTATGTAAACTTACCTTCTATAACGTTGGCATCTGAAAAGCTCATCACGGGGTCTTTGGGCGCGTCCTGCACAGCAGAGATTTGCCCCTGTTGCCAGTATATCATTCCTCTAAATATGGAGGAAATATCATTTAGTACTTTATACGCTTCGGCCCTGCTCTGTAAGTACATATTACATGCAAATCTAGCCTCTTTATTACCCCAGCCGTCGTCAACCCCAACAAAGTTGCCAGAATTGTCCACTGCGTCACAGTACTTAGCAATCTCATAAAGGGACCACTTGTCTAATTGGTTAGCTGCTAGCCACTTACCCAGCCCGTACCTCTCATCCGTACATAGGTCATACATAACCCACGCAGGGTTACAGGTCCACTCTGTGTCGAATGTGCCATCCCACGAACCTGAGTATAGAGTCCCTCCTGCAGCGGTACCTGTCCAGGTACCTCCTGCTTGGGTACACCTGTCCTTACGCCTATACCCGGATAGAGAACAATGCCCGGGGTCGTATGGAGTATAGTTACTAGGGACTTTTACTTTTACACCCTTTATTTCATATCCACGTTTAGGAATACTAGTAAACTGTCTAGCATCTATCTGTAGAGCCATTAGGGCACTATTAGGGTACCTTAATTTATTGTCTATAATTTTTGTGTATGCACCAAAGTATAACTCATTACTTAATTTAGTAGAGGTAGAGTCTGCTGTAGTTCTTTCTACCTTAATAGCAATTTGTGTAAACCCCGAAGTCTTCCAAGCAGAAGGTATATCTAACCTGAAGGCTCTTTCGTACTTAGACGAAGTCTTACCTTCAAAAGAAGAGGACTTCATCTCTACCCAAGAACCATTATTGTCCTTTTCTAAGTATATTTTGAAGGCAACACTTGAACCATGTAGGTCTCCTCTATCGTTATCCCCATCGAGTAGTGCGGGGGTATACAATAGTACGCGCACTGCATCTACAGTAGTCGAGCTAAAAGATCTAATGAGAGCACCCGGGGCTGCTTTCTTTACAATGACGCCTACCGGGACTTCCTGTTCTGTACCAGAGAAACCGGGGATATATGTCTGAATATTAGTACCTTCCCTAGTAGCATACGTAACATCGTCAAAGTTATAGTTTCCTGCTGAGTCCTTTAAAGGTGTCTCGTTTAGGTATATAGACTTTTCAGCTGCTAGTAGTCCTACAATTTCTCCTTCGGAAACTAAATCAACTACGCGTGCTTTTGATGCAGAAAATAAGGAATCGTCATCCTCTGTAGCACTTCCTCCACCTCCGCCTTTGCCTCCGCCTCCCGAGCCTCTTATCCAATCTTTCTCACTCATGGTGTGTAATCCTCCGGTGAAACTCCTGAGCTAATAACTGCTCCGCCTACCATAAGCTGCCCATAACATACGGGTATAGCCCCTCCCTGCCTTGTCGTATTATCGGCTCCATTAAAAGAGTAATTCTCTGCTTTAGCCGCATCTGAAAGAGGAGGAGGGGTAGGAGCTAACATAGCTGCTATGCCTCCTAATATTAAAGCTCCTCCAAACTTAACTGCCATCATGCCTGTAGAAGACAGTGCTGTACCCATAATAACCCCGGACCCTTCCCCCGCTAATACTGCAACACTACCGGGGTCCGCTAAAACTACTCCCGTCTGAATAGCGATATAAATCATCAAAGCACCTACAATAATTTGGCCAACCCCTCGTTTTGCTCCTCCAATAACAGGTACAATTTTAATATCCTGTCTACCTGTAGGATTTGAAAGTTCTCCTGTAATATTCACTAATTCGTTGTTTCCAACTATTACTTTATACCCGACCCCTCTCTCTTCCGAAGTACTAACAAACTGTCGGAAGCTGGGGTTGTTTGCCATTAAGGCTCTTATAGCTTCAGAAGGGGACTCAATATCAAGTTCCCACTCTTTACCATACTTCTCCGCTAGTTCCCCATATAATTTTACTTTCTTTAACATAGTGATTGGTGCCTTAAATGATGCGTGGTATGCTTTCTCCAATATCCGCCATAAAGCTCCCTATTAGATAGTCTACCGTGTACGTGATGTAAAATTTTATCGTCTCCGATGAAAACTGCCGCGTGGTTTGGTACAGGTGAAACTAATTTTATAAGAAATATATCATATTTTCGTATATCATCTTCATCTTTTATCTGTACAAAACCTTGTTCTTTATAGTTATCTAAGTATCTATTCTCGCCTTTATCCCACCACCCGTCTTGACCACTATGACACTTAAAATCTATATTTAATTCTTTTTTGTAGTAATCTCTAAGTAATGTACAACAGTCTAGTACTCCATAGCTGAACTGTCTACCTACTATAGGGGCTTCGTACCCCGAGGGCTCCCAGCTATGTAATCTGTCCCCTGGCCAGCTTAAAATATGCCAAGGTTTATTAGAGGTTTCGCAAGCAACCTTATCCGCTTCAGAGGGTTCACACCCCTCATTAGGGTGTGAGTGACATACCCCTATAATTGCCCCTATATCCTCTGCATCTGCGTAACTTACTGGGTCTATTATAAAGTGCTCCTCAGCAAACTCTGCAATATTATTAGCAGGGAAGTACCTCTCTTTCTTTCCTACCCCAATAATGAAGCCGCAGGCTTCTTTAGGGTAAGAGTCTTCCGTGTGCTTTCTAAAATCTTCTAAAGTCTTTTCATTCATTGGGTTATCCCATATTAATACCAGCTCCAGGGAACCCCCCAAAAGGGCTCTCAACTGACTCCGGAAATCTAAGTTCACAAGCATTGAAAGTTTTAGCACAAACATCGTCTGAGGAGGTTACTACTGTATTGTTATTAACATCCCAGTAATTAGCCCCAGAGTATCCACACTCTGTGCCTTTGTATAACCAAGGGCAAGAGTTAGCAACTACAGTCCTAGAGGGCAGCTTTACTCCGTGTATGTCATGTGCTGCAGTTAGCTCAAACTGAATATGAGTACGAGTCTCAACGGCCTTCCTATCTATGTACCAAATCTCATCAGAGAAGTGTGCAGTATCATCGGCCAAGGCTGATGCATACCATATGCCTGGCCCCGTTGCAGCTTCGCAAGTAGTTTGGTTATACGCTGTCCAAGTACCTACGGAACCATTCTTATTAACATCTAAACAATCTGACTTACTTAAACTAGGGTCTCCTCCAGACTCCCCTGTGCACACTCCTGCGACAGGGTACCCGCTAGTATAACAGTAATTGTCTAGATACTTCGCAAAGGTCTTCTTTCTAGTAACTTTTGACCCTATCAAATCATCATAACTATTAATAACACTAGATAATATAGAGGTAATATTAGCTACCGTGACTGTAGGTCTAGGGATTGCTCCCTTTCCTGAAAATTCAAAACCTTCTGCCTCAATAGGAAAGGCAGAATATTTATTACCTTGCCATACTATTTCTTGAAGATTTTCGTTCTGACCTGAGTGCCACCTAAGAGTAGGCTCAGAGGAAGGGGCACTACCTGTAGTCAGGTCAAGTTCAAATAACTCAATAACGGCCCCAGGCTCAAAGCCATGAATATCACTAGTAATTTTATCGCTCATGGTTCAAATACCTTTGTAAAGGTTGCTGTAATAGTTTGGTGACCTGATATATTATGTTGAGTACTCCACTTTTCACACTTATACTTTTTATAAGGGTAAAGAGTGTAGGCCTCCGCACTAGAAATTATGTCCGCCGCTAGAGATAACTGAGTAGCACTGTCTATAGCTGTAACTGTGGTAGTGGTGCCCCCGGAATCCGTGACCGTAGTATTTAGGTATCTAGCAGTAAAATACTGACTAGTATCTATCAACTTTTTAGTGGCAGCGCTGGTAGCCGTGCTAGATATGTCATACCCCGTAGGGTACCAATCAAATGCAGTTACGCCCCCTTGATCCTCTAAGAATTTGATGATCTTGTTGGCCTCGGCGGAGGTACGGTTCTTCCACGTTAAGTTCCAAACTTCGGGGGTATTATTAATACCCGCGGCTACTCTCTGTTCGTACCCATCTCCGTACGTTGCAGCTAGAACCCTAGGCTTGCTGTCTGCCTTAAGGCCTCTATCTGGGTTAATATTTACTTCTGTGTTAAAATTTGCCATAATTAATAACTACTTAGTAGCCCTCCCGGTCTCTGTTGTTCAACTAACTCTTGCTGTACTGCTTGAGATACCATGTACCCAAGAGCTTTAGCTTTATCCCCGTCCATACCACTATTAGTATCAGATTCCGCGTTCCCATCCTTATCAACTGTAACATTAACTGTAACGTTATTTTCAGTAGAGCCCGCAGACCCCATTACTGGGATAGACTTACCATCTGGTAGCGGCACTACCGCTTCGTTGTACTTACCTTCACCAACCAAACCAAGAGTAGGTTTAGTAACAGTTCCGCCGTTTGCAAAGGCTCTGAAACCCCCCTTAGCTACACCACCATTAGCGAACCCAAAAAAACTATTTATTGCACCGCTCATCATATTTGTACCTACCTGAGATAAGGAATTAGTAATAAATGCTCGGGCATTTAGGTTATCATTTTGTATCTGGGAATTAAGATTTGATGCCATTGATCTTCTTAAATCCGTACTCAGTTGGTTAGTAGTAGCATCCCCTTTTGGATCAGTAACGGGGGCCGGCTGGCCTGGAGATACTGTCGTAGGGGTCTTAATGTCCAGAGGGTTTACAACCTCCACCTTAGTAGACCCGCCTCTTCCATTTGAAGCATTAATCGCTGCAGTTAGTGCTGCGTTCTGTAACTCTAATGTTGGGGTACTTAGAACAATGCTTTCCAGTTTCTGCCCTATGTTACTATCGGCATCTACGCTATAAGGGTTGGTATACTCAAATTTTTGCGGTGCTTTCATTTGGTCTATAGAATTTGTGCGGTCCTTAATACCTAGAGCCTCGTTAATTTTCTCTCCAATTCTTAAGCCTATATTCCAGAACATCTCTAAAACATTGCCCTCGTCTAGCTCTGATGCCGTAGGACCGTAATTCCCTAGAGGCCTATTCGTGTCTGAAATGGCTCTCTTCTTGAAAGAGGATCCCCCATTCATTAGCATCTCTGTAGGATCCGTAGTATACTCGCTAGTAGCTTCCTTCGAGGGGAAAAGAGTAGGAAGTATCTGTAGTATAAGCTGCACCAACATACTCCTAGCATTTTTCCCGTTCTTAGGATCGAATACGTTGCCTAGAGCTATAGACCCGTTCATGGACTGTATCACTTTAGTATCTAAAGTCTTGGTTAGGCCCTCTAGGGCAGGTATTAACCTAAATAACTCTCCTTGTCCTTTACTGTCTGTGCCTTTAGCCTTAGACTGCCCGTCCTGGGCATCTTGTAGCCATTTGCCTCTCTTATTATTCTTCCATTTTCTCTCCCCCGCACGAACTCTTGTATCTAGCTCATACCACTCAGGCTGAGGGGTACGTTTACCATTCGCGTTAATCGGGGAGTTGGGGCCATACTTCTTAAGATCACTAGTCTCAAAAGACCCATCTAATGGGCTACGCCATAGAGTTTCTCCTTTATAAGAGGCCTTTCCGCTCGATATCATTCTCTCAAATTGTTCGTTTATTTGCTGAGCGATATTAGCAGGTACTTTTATCCAAGGCTCTACGTTTTTCTTTATATACCCATCAGCGTTATTGCGACTGGTGACAATATCCTGCAAAGCTTTAGGAAGAGTATCTAGGGCCCTATCACTCTTATAAGTAGGATTAGCCAGTATTCGTAGCATTTCCTTGAAGTCCTGCGTATACGAGTTCCACATATACTCAGGAGTTACGTCCTGTACAGTAGTACCTACCTGAGCCTTGGACATTGCATCCACAGTTCTTACTATAATCTCTTCTATGTTTTGGCCCTTGGTATAGACTGATTTATTAAATGAGTCAAATATATCATTCTTAACCGAAGCGTCCCCTGATGCTGCAAGGTAATTCTGTTCCTTCCAAAAATTTTGGTAGTCTTCTCCACTTTTAGTAAGATAATTGTTCCATTCAGGTTTGAAGCCCTTAAAAAGGCTGTGAGCTAGCTCATGTACAAGGCTCTCGAAATCACGTATAATCAGTAACCCCTCTTCCTGGTTAAGCCCTCCCCCTAATGTATTGCCTTGCGGGTCTTTGAAACTCTGCACCAGTCTAATTCTTAGGTTTTCTAGATCTTTTAGAAAGAAGTCTGGGTTCTGCTCTAAGTAACTACCTGTTGAGTACTTACCCATGATTTCAGTATTAACGTCTAGCATATCTTGTGCATCCTCGTCATTACTATACCCCCCTACCTTGTACCCGGAGGCGGATAAAGTAGGCAAGTACTTACCATTGGAAATATCCTTCTGAGTTACAGCTACTATCTTCAACTTATCTATAGCTTGCTCCAATTTGGAAGGTATAGCGTCTAGTAAATCTTGAGCTTTCTTCTCTGCAGCCACCCTTTTATTAGAGTTATCAGTAAACTCTTTAGACCGGTTTTCCCAATATAATTTATCTTCCTCTGACATAGGGGGTCTAGCAAGCTTTTTCAGTTTATTTTCTACAGAAACCGTTTCAGTACTCTTCTCTATAATCTGTACTGCGGTTTCTGTAGAAGACGTAAAATCCTCGACAGCGTCTACTGCACTACTAAATACCTTCTTTATACTCTTTATATCCGTACCGACATTTACTCCACCTACGGGAACACTTATCTTTGTAGTATCTGAGAAAAGGTTTTTGAACCATGAGGAAAACCCTTCTGAATCTTTATCTGTGGGTTTATTATTTACAATATCGCCCGCCTTGCTTTTAATTAAGAACTTTTGATACTCATCCATAGTAGATACTCGACCTTGGAGGGCTGTATTAATTTTTTTCTGTAAATCAGCGAAATTGCTCATTACAAACCCTTCAGCAGTAGTAGACTCTTTAATGAAGCCAGACAAGTGCTTCTCGAACCAATCTCTTTCGGTTTTATCTGCAAATATTGATGAGTTCATAACTATGCCTGTATTACCAAACATAGAGTCATACGCCAACGACTCCGCCTTCTTGGCGCGAGCCTCTGGGTCAGATATATCAACTACTTGAATTACACCATTAGATAGCTGGTTTAGCTGAGCAGATATAAGCTCTCTCATATCCTCTAAGGTTTTCATTAACTTATCTCGTTCCGATGGAGGAAATATAGCATTAGCTGCATCTTTCCCAAATATGGATTCGGTTGCAGAAGCTAGTAAGGACCTAGTGCCCTTAGTTATAAAGCCGCTAACCATTTCTCCTGTAGCATCCGAAGCTGTCTGTGCCAGAGCTAGACGTATTCTATCTTTTGTGGATAGATCATCGTCCGGTTCCTTTCTCATAAGTGCGTCAGAGATTACTCCGCTAATTGTCTGACCCATGCCCGCCAGGGACTCTTCAAAGAATAGTTTTACGGGCGCATACTGCTCTGTAGCCTCTAATTCTTTTAACTCTTTCTTTGTCTTTTCAAAAGCTAATACCATCATGGCTAACTGTGTCTGTTTTTTGATATTATCATTGGACTTATCCAAGACGTTCATCTCTAGCTCCAACATATCAGTTTTAAGACTAACTAAGTTTGTGTGTATTCCTATATTGTCAGACTCTAGAACTATTTTGTACAGCTCGTCTCTGATTTGTTTCTTCTTAGCTTTTAATAACTTACCCTCTTGGGTAAATAAAGAGGTCCACTTCTTCCAAAGTTTCATGCCGGAAGTAGTATTGAAGATATCTTTCCCAAATTTATTTCTCAATAAATCCATTGCATAAGTTACTTTCTGCGTTTC